CTAACCGGTTTTATGTAATTTCAGACGGCCTGCCGTTTTCAGCTTGTCAAAAACCGCTTCCAACTGACTGGCGGCCACACCGTCCGGATAATGTTTGGTAATGAGCGCAACAGCCTGTTTCCAGTCTCCACCTTCGGCTTCGATACGCGGCTTCAACAGCTTCGCTATTTCCACCTTGCTCAACACCTGCTCGGCGACCTCCATCCGGTTGTATTCCATCTGCTGGCCGCCACGCTCCAAATAGAGCGTATTGCGTGTAGCGAGCGTATCTTCCTGGTGCTTGAATGGATCTATAGACCCGCCGAACGGTACAGCCTTGCCTTTTCGATTGGCTGCCGCCTGCTCCAGCGTTTCCGCTCCCATAGCCATCTTGTCGAGCTCCTTCGCATGTTGCTGGGCAGCAGTATTGCCCGGTGCCTTGTACTCCTCGCCGATGACTGCCGAATCGGCTCTGAAGCCCATGTCGTCGAACACCACTTCCGGCACAGCCACCCATGTTTCACGGCCGTCTGCATCAAACGTTGCCACTCGTGCTCCGTTCTCTTCCCAAGGGTTTTTGGCTACCAAAACCTTCTGTCCAACCAATATGCCTTGAATGGCTTTCACACTGTAGAAACGACCGCCGAAGCGTATTTCCAAATCAGCCGATACCTTGGCTTCTTTTGGCGCACTGATTGCCAGCTCTCGGCAATATTCCGCAGGAGGTGGCAGGATCAGCTGCTCCGGTTTGATTTTGTTCCACGCCTGATAGCGGGTCATACCGTGACGGCTGTGAATCTGCGTACCGTTGTAGTAACGCATCCAACGTTCGGCTAAGGCGTTCAGTTGGTCGATATCGTGCACCTCGGTAAAGCGCAAACCGCTTTCAAAAGATGTTTCCACAATGTCATTGGCTTTCTCTACCTGGCCTTTGGCTCGGGGGTTGCCGGGTTTATTAATCTGCACATGCACATCAATCGACTTGCACAGCGTTTTAAAAGCCGCCGACGTATTCGCACTTCCCGGGTCAAGCATGACCATGCGCGGCACACCGCGTATCGGATCCTTACGTACATCCTCCTTGGCTTGCATCATGAAGATGAAGAAATCGCACAAGTTCGCACTCGTCTCGCCACCGAAGTAGTACCGGGCGACAATCGTTCCACTGGCATGGTCGGTGCCGGTGTAACGCCACACGCGGTCTTGCTCAATCTTCACAACATTTTTAGGTTTGTTTTTGTAGAATTCCTCCTCTTTCATTACCCTAAGCCCCGTATCCTTGCCGTGTCGCGGCAGGTAATACAAAACACACAAACTAGGGTCGATTTGCCAGCAATGATTCGGATGTTCAGATTTCATACGGCTGACAGGATCAGGCTGAAGTAATTGGTCGGGATGTAGCTTGTACTCTCGTAAAGCCCGGGTAATGGTGTTTTCAGAAAGAGGACTTACTTCTCCCGTTTCCTCATCAATCCGCGCCGCCTCGATTTTGCCGTTGGCTCGCAGCATCTCCACTGCTTGCTTGACCGACATCAACCGCTTGCCGTTGCGCCTCATGGCCTCCACCAGTACAGCCGAAATCAGTTTGGCTTCTTCCAGCTTCAGTTCCGTTTTACCGGCATCGCTTCGCCGTTTTCGGCTCGGCTTAACACTCACAGACTCCAATTTCCGATAGAGCGTAGCGAGCGATACCCCTAAATCCTGTGCCGACCGTTTCAGATACTCCGACCGTTCACCTCGCCCAAGCAAAGCAGCTTGAGCCTCGATTTCAGTCAATCTTTCTACCAATCCGGCGTTCATGATTTATTCTCCCAACCACTCCGGCGTCTCATCTTGAGGGGCTTCCATCGGTAGAGCGTAGCTCTCGCGGATGCCGTTGCAATCCAAAATAATCTGATTCAACGTCCCGACCATTTTTGCCTGATGGCTGATCCCATGTGCCTCACTGTGCGCATTAAGTTGGTCGAACAAATCTTTCAGACGGCTCACTTGGCTGCGGATACTGATTTCAAGGCTGGATAACTGCATCGCCAACTCACTGCCCACATCTTCCGCCTTCGGCTCTCTTACACCGGTTTGCTTCTTAGCCAGCTTCTCAGCCAGCTCATCGACCTTTTTATTTTTATCGGCGATTACCTTGTCTTTCGCCTCCGCCGTTTCGCGGCTCTCCCGCAAGGCTACACGCAGTTCCTTAACAGTCATGCGGTCGACATCATCAAGCGTATTGCCGTTGATTTCGCCGCCTTCGGCAAACTCCAGCAAGGTGTCGTCATCTTCCACCAGCAGCTCCAGCAGTTTTGACTTTCCAAGTTTCATCAGCTGCGGCTGCGCCTGTTTCATTTTTGGGTCAATAAAGCGCAGCGTGGCATTCATTAAGCGTTGTGATTCACGGCGACCTAAACCAAACTCTTTCTCGGCAATCTCAGCAAAACGGCCATGCGGCGTATGCTCTTTGATGATGATGAGTGCGCGACCCAGCTCAAACATACCTTCCATCGTTTGGCGTACCGCAAAGCGTCCCCGTTCAATCCAAACAGCCTCGTTGTAAGCCTCGCCATTTGAAAAACGATCCATAACCGCCATGCTATGTATTGCCAGTTCGTTTGCCGTTGCGCCAACCGCGTGTCCTAATACTTCCATTTTTGTCTCCTGCAAATGCGACGACGTCGTCGCATTTAATAAACTCGTTGTTCAATTTCCTGCAAACGTGCAGTCAAACGTTCTTGTTGCTGTCTGAAACGTTCCGCGATTTGCAAGGTTTTAATGCTGTACGCAAAATTTCCGTTATCCAGCTTGACTACCAAACCCTCGGCAATCAGGTCTTCCAAGTCCCGGCTGACATGTACTGGCGAAATACCGAGGCCGTCTGAAATTTCCTTGTTGCTGATGCCGATAATCGGATGGGCTTCCAATGCCTTAAAGACTTTCAAAAGTCGTACGCCTTTGGCACTCATCACGCACTCCGTTTCACTTCATCCAATTTGGACTTCATCCCCAACTCAACCGCGATTTCATGCGCCTTACCACGGCTTGCCTTAACGTTTCCATTCAAAATCCGAGACACATAAGTCGGGTCATAGCCACGCGCATCGCACCAATCCTTAATCGTTTCACCGCGCTCTCGGAAACCTGCTTTTATTTTTTCTGCTTTCACGGAATATCTCCTGTTTCGTTCTCGTGTTAAAATTCCCGATTGTTTAAAGATTTAAACAATCTTGGTTAAATGTTGTGTAAATAATAGTGGAAATATCCCACTATTGCAAGGTTTATTTCCACTTATTTGAGGAATTTTAGGCATGGTTTTGGAGAAAATTAGGCAAGTTATTGAATTTAATAAGATTACACTTGATGAATTTGCCGAAAAAATTGGAGAAAAACCAACCAGATTGAAGGATGTACTGCGAGGAAAGCAGCGTCCGCCGCTAGAAATGATCCAATCCATAGTGGAAAAATTTCAAATAGATGCAAACTGGCTGATTGGAAAAGGAGGAAATTTCCACCCAATAGAGGAAATTAACAAAGATGAATACGCATACATCCCAATGTATGACGTAGAAGTGTCCGCAGGGAATGGCGCGGCCGCCTATGGAGTGGCAGAACCGGCCAACCACTTGGCTTATCGCAAAGACTGGCTTAAGTTACGCGGCCTGTTCGCCAAAGACCTCAATTGCGTTACCGCACGAGGAGACAGCATGGAGCCCACCATTCATAGTAAAGACACACTCTTGGTAGACACCTCTAAAAACAACCCGCGCGACGGACAGATTTACGTAATCCGCTCCGGTGACACACTGTGGGTCAAACGCATCCAAAAACAGATTGACGGCAGCCTGCTGCTGATTTCGGACAACGAAACCTATCCGCCGATGTCATTGATGTTGGCAGACCACCCCGATATTCAGGTCATCGGACAAGTGATCCAAATCTCAAAAGACCTGACATAACAAAGGAAAACAACTTATGAAGAAAACAATTTTTGCGGCATTACTGCCTGTTTTGTGTCTATTAATGCCGCACCAGGCTGTTGCTGCAGTTAAATGCAAAGATTTCCCGACACATCAAGCCGCGCAAAAGTATTATTTGGCCAAGAAGCCGGGCTGGAAAAGTTTAGATCGTGATGGTGACGGTAAAGCATGCGACTGCAACCCGGGCGGCGACGGTAAGAAATGTCCGAAAAAGCATAAGAAATAAACCAATCAAACCAAGGGAAACTCATGAAGAAAATCTTACTTACACTATCGGTTTTAGTTGCCTTGTCTGCGTGTAGCGGCCAAGCTGAAGAACAACCGGCATCTGCCCAACCTCAAGAGCAGGCACAATCCGAATTAAAAACCATGCCGGTAAGCTATACCGACTATCAATCAGCAGCCAATAAAGGGCTTGCTGACCAAAAAACCGGTCTGACCCTTCCCGAACATGTTGTCCCTACCGACAATGCGGAAAGGAAGAATCTGCTGCATGACTTTTCAGACGGCCTCACATTAACCGTTGATACCGATAAAGCCAACAAAATTACTGCTGTCCGAGTAGTCTGGAATACAGATGCAACGCCTCAAAAAGCGGAAAAACTGTCCAAAGCTGCCGCTGCCCTGATTGCGGCAACCGTCCCGGAAGACCGTACATTGCTGCGTGATACCGGCGACCAAATCAAAATGGCGATTGACAGCCATAATGCGCAAAAAGACCCAACCCGAGAATGGGCGCGTGGTGGAATTGCTTATAAAGTCACTGTTACTAATTTGCCGAGCGTGGTTTTGACGGCTAAGGCTGAGTAAAAAACAGGCTACCTAAAGTTAAAACAACCTATATATAGAAAATAGTAGAAAGGGAAATAATGTCTCAAAAAGTACTAAAAAATATTCAATACCTTCGAGTAGCACAGGATGAGGAACTTTTTGATTTAGAAGAAGCTCTTAAAAAGCTTTTAGGGATCGCACAGACAGTAAATAGTACACAAATAGAGCAATTTGGCTTTGTTTATCGAATTCAATATCGGAATCTAGACTTTATTCTGAAAGAGTCTCAAGGAAATACACCTGAAGTTAAAAAAGGTTTGGTTTTACATATTGCTTATGGAATCAAAGATGAGCATATGCGTACAATGAATAATAATGTACCAGTTGAAAATGATGCTGGGGGAAGTACACCTCCTCCTATAGGTCAGTCATTTCTAACCAAAGAAGCATTTGTGTATATTAGTACACATCATGTCTTATTTGTAGGTAGTGGATTAAGACATGAAGCAGTATCATCTTATTTGAATAAATTAAATAATCAGTATTATCCTACTAATACAGGAACCATTTCTAAAACTGATTTCAGCTTTAAACCAGTTGCTAATTTTGATAAACTTTCATTAATTCAACAGTATGGTGCTAAAAAGTTACATCTGAATGCTTCTGCATACCAGCTTTCATTGGAGAATATTGATCAACCTGAGGAAAGTTCAGGCCTGGTTGCACAGTTTAAGCAATTAGGCCGTATTTTTAAGAAAGCAACTAGTTCAGAACCTACTGATGAAGAAATTAATGCTGCACAAGATATTAATGTTTGTTTGGCGCTAAGTTTAGAAGGAAATACACGAGCAGCAATAGAAGCACAAGAATTTATCTCTGCACAGGCTGAACTAATCGCTGAGTCAGATGAAATTGATAGTGGATTTTATATTGAAACCCAAAAAGGAGATAAAATAAGACCCACTGATATCAGGTTGTCTAAGCCTATCCGAATTAAAAGATATGAACAAACTAACGCTCTAAACCAGTCTGAAGTTTTTGACTCCATGCGTTTGTATTTCCAAGAGCTCGAAAGAGATAATTTGACAGAATCATGAATAACAAAAGAACCCCAATAATTCGTTTTATCTTAATAGCCATTTTATCGGGGCTATTAGCTTACTTGGGGCAACCTTTTGTTCATGGGAATGAGAAGGCCGTTGATTTAATTATCAACGTATTTGCAATCTTGGCCGGCTTCCTAATTGCTATCATGACATTGTTTAGTGACATGAGGTTTGATGAAGATGCAAATTGGCGACAAATTCAAATTCGTGAAGGCGTACAAGAACAACGGTATATAAAACATTCCTTACTTTTCTACACATATCTTGCTGTATTAGTTTGTGTTTTTATTGTTATCTTGTTGGCTCATGAAAAAGAATACAAAAATGGACCAGCCATTTTTTGGCTTGAACGGAGCTATTTATTTTTAGCCTGTATTTCCATTTTTTATTCTGTATTCTTACCTGGGAATTTAATTAAAAGCCGAAAAGAGGAGTTTAAAAAACTCATGGAAAAGAAGAAACCCAAAATCTAGAACGAGTTTTAACCCCCTTTAAAAGCCCATTCAGACGGCCTTACCTAAAATCCCTGTACCTATCAATAGATACAGGGATTTTTTATGTCCACCAAATTCAATCAATTCATTGAGCGCGTCCTCTCCCACGAGGGCGGCTACGTCAATCATCCCAAAGACCCCGGCGGCGAAACCAACTGGGGTATCACCAAGCGCACCGCACAGGCAAACGGCTACAACGGCTCCATGCGTGCCATGACACGCGAACAAGCGATCAGCATTTACCGTCAAGCATTTTGGGAACGCTATCACGCCGATCAAATGCCGGAAGCGGTTGCGTTCCAATTCTTCGATGCCTGCATCAACCACGGCCATGGTAATGCTGCCCGTATGCTGCAACGCGCCGCAGGCGTGCCGGATGACGGCGTTATCGGATCAGTCAGCCTCAAAGCCATCAATTCACTTCCGGAGAATGACCTTCTGCTCCGTTTCAATGCCGAACGTTTGGTGTTTTATACCAAGCTCGGCACGTTCACATCATTTGGCAAAGGCTGGATTCGTCGCGTGGCACAAAACCTGATTCATGCCTCTGCAGACAACGTCGATTAAGGAGTGAACCATGTCAAAAAAGTTATTAATCGCCCTAGCGGTCACCGCCATGCGACCGGATTTCAGCCACAGCGACCTGAGCATTCGCTACGCCATGCCGACTCAGGGATGTTGGACGCAAGCCCACCGCAAGAGCGGGGTAGCCGCCGCGAAACGCGCAGCCAGAAAAAAGCGTCGCAAATAACCGCCTTTTTCAAATGGTTGAGCGGCTTGGTATCTAATCCGGCCACAGGGAAAATCAGCCATACCAAACTATGGGCAAACGTGGCAGCCGCCTCTATGACTTATAAGTTCTCGCAAACCGCTGATGCGCCGGAATGGCTCTGGTGGGCTTATGGCGCATTGGTCGGCGGGTATGCATTAATCAAACGCGGCATCGCGGCGATTCCGCAGATCGCTGAAATTCATAAAGGAAAAGACGATGTGGAAAACGCTTAACCCTGTTTGGCAGACTCTGATTCTGATTTTGCTGATAGCAGGTGCAGTACCAACGATTTATTTCTGCGGCTATAAGTCCTCAGCAAAGAAGGCGGAAGCTGAAAAAGCCGAAGTCATTGCTACTTATCAGGCTTCAGCCTTAGTTGCCGAGCAGCTTTATACCGAAAAGCTCAAAGCGGCTAATGAAGAAAAACAGCGTTGGTTTGATTTCGCACAAGCACAAAGCCGCGATTTGGCAACCGCCTATCAGCAAATCGGCCGCCAAGCGGCTCAATTGGAGAAGCAGATTGATGAAACTGTACAAAAAGATGGCAACCGTTTTAACGGCCTTGGCACTAACAGCGTGCAACTCTACAACCGCGCCCTCGGCCACGATTAAAACCGTTACCGTAGCGGAAATACCCCCCGTCTCTTCTGAGCTGCTGCTCGTTCACGAACGCCCCGAGCGTCTGAGTGGCGGCTCTCCCGAACAACTTTTAAACCACGCCGTCCGCTATGGCGAATACTGCCAAAAACTGGAAAAACAAATTTCCGGCTGGCAGACGTGGTACAAGAAAGGCCGTCTGAAAAATGACTGATTTAGCCGACCGCGCATCCGAACGCGAAGCCATCTTTCTCGCAGAATCCCTGGCAAAGCATCAATCTCCGTCTGAAACCACCGCCAGCCTTAGTCATTGTGAAGATTGCGGTGCACCGATACCAAAAGCAAGACAACAGGCAGTCAAAGGCTGTACGCGCTGCATTGTCTGCCAAGAATATTTTGAACACGGATGGCCATAAAAATGGAAAAAACCTTTATCAACATCGAGTTTTGGCAACTTGTCGGCTTTTTACTCTCATTCCTCGGCATCTGTTTTACCTTCGGCAAAATGCTGCTGGCGCAATTCCGCGAGCAGCAGGACGAACGCCAAAAACAGCAGGAACGCCTGCAAGGAAAAGTAGAAATCATGGAAAACAAACTGGCGGAATTCAACGCCGGCCTGCCGCTCACATACGTCCTACGCGAAGACTACATCCGCAATCAAGTCGTCCTCGAAGCCAAACTCGACAACGTCGCCGAGAAACTCACTGAAATCTACAAAATGGAAAGCGTAAAAAAATGATTAGCCAGGAACTGATCGCCAAACAACGGCGCGAAGGTATGCGTTGGAACATTATCAACACCCTTAATAAAGCCCGACCGCACACGACAAGCGAAACCTTCTTGTTGGACATCATGAACGCGATTTACCCGCAAACCACCGCATTAGAGCTGCGCCAACAACTTGATTATCTGGCTGACCGCAAAATGGTAGACCTCAATAAAGCCCCGCACGGCCTGTGGTTTGCCGACTTGACCAGTTTGGGTGTCGATATTGCCGAATATACGGTGGAGTGTCGTGCCGGTATTGCACGGCCTGAGAAAGTATGGAGCTAGGCATGGCGCAACGCAGCAGTATTGAAAAACTTCCCGAAGCCGTCCGGCATGAATTTGAACGGAAGCTGGTAGAAAACGGTTTTTCAGACTACCAAGCCATTGCCGAATGGCTGCAAGACCAAGGCTATGAAATCAGCCGTTCAGCCGCACACCGTTACGGCCAAAAAGTGCAACGTCGTTTCGCCGCCATCAAGTCCAGCACCGAAGCCGCGCGACTGATTGCCGAAGGCGCGGCCGATGAAGGTGACACCCGCTCCGAAGCCCTGATGGCCATGCTGCAAACCGAACTGTTCGACGCTTTGGTAGCCATAGGCGAAATGGACAGCGAAGAATTAAACGCGCTCGACCGTTTCGGCGTGATGGCTGAGGGTGCGAAGAAAATTAGCGGTCTGATTTCCGCCAGCACGCGCCTGAAAGAGTATCAGGCAAAGGTCAAAGCCAAAGTACAGGCAGCTGCCGAAGACGTGGTCAAGCAGGCTAAGAAAGGCGGCTTGTCGGAAGAGTCGGTTGAGGCCATCCGCAAGCATATTTTAGGGATTGCATCATGACGCCGGCTGAAATTCGAAATGCCCGCCCATCAGAAGACCGTACCCCTACGGTCTTATTGCCGTATCAGCAGGCATGGTGCGCCGACCAGTCGCCCGTGAAACTATGCGAAAAATCGCGCCGTATCGGTTTGAGCTGGGGCGAAGCAGCGGACACCGCGCTGCTGGCCGCGTCCGCCAAAGGTATGGATGCATGGTATATCGGCTATAACAAAGACATGGCCTTGGAGTTTATCCGCGACTGTGCAGGCTGGGCGAAGCATTATCAGCTGGCGGCAGGCGAAATCGAAGAAACCGAGGAAGTGTTTGTCGAAGGCGACGACCGCCAGTCGGTGCTGGCGTTTGTCATCCATTTTGCCTCGGGCTACCGCATTACAGCCTTATCTAGCCGGCCTTCTAACCTACGCGGTAAACAAGGCCGTGTGATTATTGATGAGGCGGCGTTCCACGAGCAGCTTGGCGAGTTGCTTAAAGCGGCAATGGCCTTACTGATGTGGGGCGGCCAGGTGCATATCATCTCTACGCATGACGGCGTAGACAACCCGTTCAACGAGTTGATTAATGATGTGCGTGCAGGGAAAAAACCTTATTCCGTCCACCGCATTACCTTTGACGAAGCGGTCGAACAAGGCTTGTACCGCCGCATCTGTCTGCGTTTGGGCAAGGATTGGACATCCCAAGGCGAAGCCGCGTGGTGTAAGGAAATCCGCGATTTCTACGGCGATGATGCCAGCGAAGAGTTGGACTGTATCCCGAAAAACGGTGGCGGCAAATGGTTGAACCGTGCCTTAATTGAAAGCCGTATGACCCCATACACGCCGGTTATCCGCTACGACCAGACCGACGATTTCGGCCTGCTGCCCGAACCGCGCCGCGCTGCCGAAGTGGCGGACTGGATAGCCGATACCCTGCAGCCGCTGCTCGACGGCTTGGACAAAACCCGCGTTTCTTTTGTAGGCGAAGACTTTGCCCGCTCGGGCGACCGCACCGTGATTGTGCCGCTCTTACAAAGCAGAGACCTGATTTTAAAACCGCCGTTTGTTTTAGAACTGGGCAATATGCCGTTTGCCCAGCAGGAGCAAATTATGCAGCACCTGTTGGCTAAGCTACCCAATCTGCGCGGCGCGGCCTTGGATGCGCGAGGCAACGGTCAATCTTTGGCCGAAGCCATGCGCGATGCGTTCGGCGCAGAAGTGGTGGAAGCCGTGATGCTGTCAGAAAACTGGTACCGCACCCATACCGCTCCGTTCAAAGCCGCCCTCGAAGACGGCACACTCGACGGCCTGCCGCGAGATGAAGACATCCTCACCGATTTACGTGCGTTCGAATTAGTCAAAGGCGTGCCTCGTATTCCGGACACCCGAACCAAAGGTCAAGACGGCAAAAAACGCCACGGCGACGCAGCGATTGCCTTTGTCCTTGCCCATTACGCCAGCCGCGAACTCAATGCCGGACCGGTACGCGTGGCCAGCCGCCGCGTGCGTCGAATTAGCAGAACAACGCATGGCTTTTAGGCCGTCTGAAAAGAGAATCCCATGAAAAAACCGCATTTCAAACTCAAAACCAATCATGGCAACATCACCTTCAAACCCGATGACCTGACCGGCCATATCGCCGTCTCACGCCAATTTTTAGGCGGTTTCGGCGGTTGGTTGCCTAATCCTGACCCGATTTTGCGCAAGATGGGCAAGCAAATCCATGTTTACCGCGAATTATTGCGCGACGAGCTGGTCGGTAGCTTCGTGCGCCGCCGAAAAGCCGCTGTAGCACGGCTGGATTGGAAACTCAACGGTGATGAAGTCGAAGTTCGTGTATTGGATTTTGTCGAAAATTGGCTGGCCGCTGATGTCGATGTTTATAAAATCTGCAAAGACATCATGAATGCCGCATTTTTCGGCTATCAGCCTATCGAAATTATCTGGCAAAAAGGCAGTCAATGGCTGCCGTCTGAAATTGTGGCCAAGCCGCAGGAATGGTTCGGATTCAATGATGAGCGTGAGTTGGTTTTTACCGAAAACGGCTTGAGCCAAGAGCCGCTACCGCCTTATAAATTTCTGTGTCCGCGCCATGAAGACGACTATCTTAACCCTTACGGCCTAGGTGATTTGGGTTTGGTGTTTTGGCTGGTAACTTTCAAACGCGGCGGCATGAAATTTTGGGTAAGTTTCACCGAAAAATATGGCGCACCTTGGCTCATTGGCAAAGAGCCACGCTCCAATACCCATAGCGATACCGAAAAATTGCTCGACGCATTGGAAGCCTTAATAAGCAATTCGGTCGGCACGATTCCGAATGATTCCAGCGTCGAAATCCACGAAGCCAGCGGAAAGTCATCATCAGTAGATGCATTTGATAAGTTGCTGAAAGAGTGTAAGTCCGGCATCAACATTGCCTTGCTTGGCCAAGACCAAACCACCGACAAAGAAACTAACCATGCAAGTGCCAGCGCGGGCTTGGAAATTGCCGACGACATCCGAGACGGTGACCGGCGCATTGTCGAAGCGGCATTTAACGAATTGATTGAATGGGTGGTGGAGCTGAACTTCGGCGATGTGGTTTGTCCGAAATTCGAGCTGTTTGAAAACGAGGAGGCAGGTACGAAAGAGCGTGCCGAGCGCGACAGTATGCTGTCCAGTGCGGGTGTAAAATTCACTCCGCAATATTGGAAACGTACCTATGGCTTAGAGGATGGCGACATCATCGAAACGGCTGAAATCCTGACCATGCCGTCTGAAAACGAACGCAGTGAGTTTCTGAGCAGCAAAAATCGGCCGGTCGATTTCGCCGAAAGCCGAGACGAAAGCGATGCCGGTTTAATTATCGACACACTTGCCCCCGATGCAGGCCGTCTGAATGAGCAAGGCCAAGCACTGACTGTCGCACTGGTGGCCGAAATCAAAAAAGGAGAAACGCAAGACAATATTCTTGACCGATTGGCCGAAGCCTTCCCCAATATGGACGACAGCATCCTGCAAGAAGAGCTGGCACGAGTGATTTTTTTGTCGGATTTGGTCGGTCGTATTGAAGCGCGTGGAGAGTTGGCATGAATCCCGAAGACATCAAAGCCATTTTCGGCATGAAGCCTGAAGCAGCAGTCGAATATCTGAAGCAAAAAGGCATGGCCGTTTCGTGGGACTGGCAGGACATGCTGGACGACGCCCACGCCACCGCCTTTACCGTGGCCAAAACCGCAGGTATGGACGTGGCCAACGACATTTATCACGCAGTCGTCACAGCTGCAGAGACAGGACAAACACTGGAGCAGTTTCAGAAAACACTTACACCAGTATTGCAAAGCAAAGGTTGGTGGGGACGCACCCCAACAGCCAATCCGGACACCGGCGAAGCCCAAACTGTTCAGCTCGGTAGCCCGCACCGCCTGAAAACCATCTACCTGACCAATATGCAGTCAGCCTACATGGCCGGACGCTACGCTGAAATGATGGATTCTGTCGACACCCACCCGTATTGGCAATACGTTGCTATAAACGACAGCCGTACCCGTGACAGCCACCGTAGAATGCACGGCCGTGTCTATGCAGCAACCGACCCAGTTTGGGACACCATGTATCCGCCGTTGGATTTCCGCTGCCGCTGCCGCGTGCGCCCATTATCCAAAGCCGCAGGCAAGGATAAAGTGCTACCCAGCCCAACACTTGAGACTCAAACTGTCGACATCGGTAGCAACGAATACACCGGAGAAGCCCGCTACGCCCAACGCACCGGCTTGCGGATCGATGGGAAGTTTGTCGCCCCAAGCGCAGGCTTCAATGCCAACCAAGGAAAAGCCATGCTCTCGCGCATGGCTTCCGTGGCCGTCCAAAAAGCACAATCCGTTCATCCCGATATTGCACGCGTAGCCTTAAAAACCATGATGACCAACAGTAAATTCAAATCCTCATTATCTGCTGTCGATTTGGCATGGGTACTAAAATTAATCAAAGGTTAGATATGCTCGAAATTAATCTTGATACTTCATCACTAGATCGCGGCTTGAGCCAGCTTCTACAAAACATAAGCCATCCGCGCAAAATGATGAAAGCCATAGCGAGCGAAATGACTTCATTAACCGAAGAAAACTTCGAAAGCGAAAGTTTCGGTGGCAACAGATGGAAACAAAGCCAACGCGCAGCTCAAGGCGGTCAGACTCTGCAACTGACCGGCCAACTTGCAGCCAGCATCTCCACACAAGCAGGCAACGACTTTGCACGTATCGGAAGCAACAAACCATATGCGGCAATCCACCACTTGGGTGGCTCCGCAGGCAGAAACCATAGCGTCCAACTTCCAGCCCGACCCTATCTACCAATCAACGGCAGTGGTCAACTTCAAAACGGAGCAGATAAACGCATCCTTGACATTGCAATCGAGTCACTTAGCTCAGGCCTGTAAACGAAAAAGACGAGCAAATTATGCTCGTCTTTTTATTGCACTCTATGAAACTACTTTTCACAAAACCAATCCCACCAAATCCCGCTCCATCCAAAATAATCCCAATTATCTCAGAGACTCTATATATTTATCTCATTGGGTT